AAAATGAGCAACTTAGCACTGAGCTTGCTGAATTGAAAGCTGAATTCGCAGCATACAAAAACGCACCATCTAATGAGGTCAAAGAGGCAGAGAAATTTGCAAAGAAAAGTACGGCAGGAATGACCCACCGCCAATTGTTTCTACTTAACAACATGAAAAAATGAGTTTAAAAAAGTTTATCAAATCCAAGTTTGACTACGATGTTCAAGACTTGAGCCCATACGTGGATGATTCACGTGAGGATCTTATCGTGCGTTCAGTAACTGAGGCACAAACATTACAGTATATTACGATTCAGGAAGGAATCAAAGGTACTGAGGACCTTAAATTGTTAGATGATTCCATCGTGTACCAAGAGGCTAACTGTTCGATGACTCCGGAAGGTGACACAGTTTTCTCTGATCGTCAATTGAGCGTTAATGCAATTGGGTACATGAAAAGATTTTGTCAGAAAGATCTTGCTGGTCTTTGGACACAGTTGGCTCTTCGTCCAGGTGCAATGGCTGAGGACAAAGAACTTCCTTTCGAGGCACAGCTTACTGATTATTTGTTGAAGCTACATGCACGTGAATTGGATAACCTTATTTGGAAAGGTGATGTTGCAACAGGTTCAGGCAACCTACAATGGATGAACGGGTTCCGTCAATTCCTTACAACAGCAAACGGTGCTGTGAATTTGAACACCTCAAATACTACAGCAATCAATGCATCCAATGCGTTTGATGTGTTCTATGAGTGTTTCATCAACACACCTGCACAAGTTGCTGAGCAAGCTGATTTGATTTGTTTCGCTGGTCGTGAGAATTTCAACTACCTATTAAAGAATTTGGTTGATCAGAATTTCTACCATTACTCTCCTGAGACTATTGCCAACCTTAATGAGTGTTTGATTCCAGGCACCAACATGCGAGTGGTAAAAGTGAACGGATTGAATGGCTTGGATAACATCTACACAGGACGTTCATCTCACTTCTTCTTTGGAACTGACTTATCTTCTGACTTTGAGTCTTATGATTTGTGGTATTCATTTGATGATGATGTAATTTACATCCGTTCTAAATTCCGTGCTGGTGTTCAGGTTCCTTTCCTTGATGAAATCGGGGTATGGAATGGTACAGGATCTCCTAACTAATTGTTAAACGTAAACTAAAAAGATAAGAGATGGCATGTAATATGACAACAGGGTACAATGACCGTACCTGTACAAACGGAAAAGGTGGTATATTGAGCGTGTTGTTGTTCCCTGTTGGGAACATCAGCGCATCAACGATCACTACCAATGAGATCACATCCTTAACAGTTACCGGTGAGGTGTTTCTTTACAAATTAAAGAGCAACCTTTCCAGCTACACTGCACCAATCAAAGTGAACAAAGAGAATGGTACACTTTGGTATGAGCACAGCCTTTCAATGATCCTTGCAAGTGATACAAAAGAACTACGTTCTGAGATTCACATGCTTGCTCAGAATGAAGTTTGTTGTTTGGTGGAGAAAGCCAACGGCACGTGGGTAGCATTGGGCTTGAATGAGGGCTTACAGGTGGCTGATGCCAACGAATATACCTCAGGAGTTCTTAAGTCTGACCGCCAAGGGCACGTTATTGTGTTGAATGGTATGGAAAATGATGAGGTTCCTGATGTAGCTGATGGTGTAATCACCACGTTGTTAACGCAACAATCACCTGCGATTTAAGATTACTCATAAAATCTAAAGAGGGGAGGGCAATGTCCCTCCCTTTTTTGTAAATTAGAGCCATGAAACATTTGAAAATCAAAAAGGAGTGCATAGGTTCAAAGGTCAAAGGTGGCATATTGAACAGATGGTATATAATTGAGGAGGGGAATGAGCAGCTTTATTGGGAGCTTGGATTAATTAATATTTTTGAAACCAATGAGCCTGCAATTGTTAAAGTGAAAAAGGATGCTAAGGATAGAAAGAAACCAGCAGAGCACGTTGATAGTGACCGTATCGGAACTAACAACGATATCAGCCCCGTATTACCTCTTTGAATTCATTGAGGAGCAAACACAAGAGGCTTTGTACTGCATCCTGACAAACATCAGCACGGGCATCCCAAGATATGATGAGTTTGTTTTGATTGATGGGGTGGATGTAACATTCCCGTATGCCGGTTTCTACACATACAAGATATACCAACAGGCCAGCTCTTCCAATTTAGATCCGGCATTGAGTGATGGAATAGTTGAGGAGGGCCGTGCCCATGTATTTGAGGTGGATAGTCCATCCAATTATTATGATTATAACGTGACAAATTTTGTCTATGAGTAAAGTATTAAATGTCCAATTCAGTAAGTCATTCACCGTGCCCACGGAGGAGTTGGATAAAAGCCAGGGCTTTGTGAAATGGGGAAAAAAAAATGACTATCCTTTTTTCTTGATTGATCTCCTCCATGGTTCTGCCTGGCATCAAGGAATTATAAAAAACAAAAGCTACTATATTTCAGGTGGTGGTATTGAGACTGTCTCAGGTAATGCTGAGGCGTTTCTGAACAATGAATACCGTGACTTCGATATGAATGAGGTGGTGCAGCGCATGACCTTTGACTTTGAGGTGTTTGGTGCTATGTGTGTAAAGGGCACATGGAACAGAGAGGGCACAAGAGTGGTGGCATGGGAGCATTTGGATGTGGATGCCTGTAGGCTTTCAGAGGATGAGCGCACATTGTTTGTATCAGATGATTGGAATGCAAGGAGGCAGAGTGCTGAGGATACAAATTTTCGCACCTATCCTGCCCTGGATGAAGACAATCCTGGTGGGTCATTCTTCATATATTACAAGGAGCCAAGCAAACAAGCTAAAGGTGAGAAAGGAATTTATCCAAAGCCTCCATATGTGGGTGGAATTACAGCAATACAGACCGATTGCGACATATCAAAATTCCACATGTTTGAGATTGCCAATGGATTCAAAGCAGGTACCTTAATAAATCTGCCCGGAGGATTCCCTGAGACAGCTGAGGAAGAGCGCAAGATTCGTGAGCAAATCAAAGGACCTGTGCAATCTGTTGAATCAGCCGGTGAAATTATCATCACATTTAGTCAGACAAAGGATGATGCGCCAAGCATTATGCAGCTGTCCGGCAATGACCTTGATAAGAGGTATGAGATGACTGAGAAAGCGGTGCAGCAGAACATCCTTGTGGCTCATTCCATCACAGCACCAACATTGTTTGGAATCATTCAACAGGGATCATTCAATGCAGCTGAATCAGGTGATTTGTTTGAGATATTTAAAGTGACTTATGTATCATCTCGGCAGAAACAAATTGAATGGCTGTTAAATTACATGTGTTCCTTGAGTGGCAGCACAGCAATCCTCAAGCTGCAGGATGTATCTCCATTGGGTGTGATGAAAGATGCCTCTGCAGATGCACCTGCTGCAGCTGTGGAAGCTGATCCATTGGCAGCCGGTGAGATTGATGTTGCTAAAACAGCATTGAACGGTGCACAAATTGCATCAATTATTGATGTGGTGGCAGCCATTAAGGAGGGAGTATTAACACCTGAGGCTGCACTACAGGTATTATTGGCATCATTCCCAACGATTGCAGAGGCACAGGCACGTGAGATTGTGGGATTGCAGTCCGGTGATATGTCATTCTGCAACCACAAACAGATGTTTAGTGATCAAAGCATTGAATTGTTTGAGCAACATGGTGCACCACGTGAGCAGTTTGAGATCATAAAGAGCGTACCAATTGAATGGGATACACCTGCAGAGGAGGTGTTCAGTCGGGAGGCACAGCTGTTTGATGAGATTGGGCAGATATTGGTGCAGCTTACCGATCAGGAAAAGGCTGTGTTAACATTGTTACAGGAGGATGATGAAGAGGCAGGGTCAATTGCCAAGGCATTGGGTGAGCCATTGCAGGTGATTGTTCAGATCATTGATAAATTGGTAATCTTGGGCCTGTATGAAAAGCCTTCACTTGATGCCGATGGTGTGCGAACAGGTGGTTCTGTGACATCAACCGGTGGCGAGATAGTGAATAGGATACCAACAGCTGAGCAACCACCGTATGAGATACGTTACACATATGAGACTCGCAAGGATGTACCTCCTGTAAAAACCAAAAGCAGAAACTTTTGCCTGGCATTGTTGCGATTGGATAGGCTTTACACAAGGGAAGAGCTTGGAATCATCAGCGCACAGGAGGGCAGAGATGTGTGGAGGTACAGAGGTGGGTACTATACAAACCCGGATACAGGCAAAACAACACCGTGGTGCCGTCACATTTGGATGCAGAACTTAGTAAAACGTAAGCCATGAACTACCTAATATCAGCGGAAAACATCCGCAAGCTGGGGTTGATACATCCCAATACAGATACAAAGCTGCTCACTGTTGTGATTAAGCGGTCGCAGGATATGCACATCCAGCCAGCATTGGGCACACCGCTTTACAAGGCATTGCTTGTGAGGGTTGAAACCAATGATTGGAGCAATCAGGATTATGTGACATTGATGAATGACTACGTGATTCCATGCTTAGTGGCCTTTGTTGATTACAGGAGTGCTACATTGCTGAATGAAAAGATAACCAACAAGTCAGTGGGCAGGCAGAGTGATGATACTATGAATGCCAATGATGACAGCCAAAGCCGGGTTATGCGTGACCAGCTGCGCAAGGATGCATATTTCTATAAGGAAAGGCTGATTGGTTACCTCAAAGATGATGCTGGCATGCTGTTCCCTGAATATGTACAGAGCCCATGTGATCATGAGGCCGTGAGAAAAGACCATACAGGATATAAACCATTCGGATGGATAGTATGAAGTTTAAGGTAAGCCAAAAACAAATTGACAAATTAAAGCAATATCTCAATGATAAGAACACTAAACCAGGTAATGCGAGAGCTCAGCGAGATAGCAAGCGCACACCGGCAAATAAATGAGTTTTTTCAAGGGGATTTTCTAGATGCAATCAGCAGAGATGCTGCGCAATATCCATTAATGGTGGTAACATTGGCACCGGGTAATGTCAATGATGTGAGTGTTGATGTGAATGCAACCATTACCATATGCGATAAGTACAACCATTCAGAGTACAGGCAGATTAATGAGGTACATTCTGACTGCTTGAGCATTGTGAATGACATCAACACCACATTCAGGCAGTATAGGTGGACTGAATTTGTTGATATAACAGATGATATAATCATTGAGCCGTTCATAAATGAGGGTCAGGACATGGTTGCAGGGTGGACTATGCAGGTAAACTTTGAGGTATACAATGAATTGAATTGGTGCGATATCCCATATGATAATTATGATTTCGAGAATGGTCCTGCAGCACCTACAGCTTGCGGGGATCTATACACCACATACAATATTTACGTAAATGGTGTACTGATTGACACGTTCAGCCAAAACACAACAGAGAATAACACTATTAATATCACTTTCTAATGGCAGTTACAAACATAAACATCCCAAGTCAGGTACAAACCTATGCGGATTTAGCAGCATTTCCTGTGACCGGTGCAGCCAATACCATCTACATAGCTGAGGATACACAAATCAGTTACTATTGGGATGGCACATATCAGCCAATGGGTGGCGGTGGTGGGTCACAAGACCTGCAATCAGTTACTGATTATGGCAACACTACAACCAATGATATCAACCTGGACAATTCATCTGTGATATTTGACAATGGGTCAAAGTTAACTAAGGGATGGATTGACAATGGAGCGGATGGAGGTATTGCAAGAGAGTGCGCGGTAAGTTACCAAGACGAATGGGAGAATGGTGTGCAGTATTTTATCAATCAAAGTGGGTACATTGTATGGGCAAATTCCATAAATGGCTCTGTGCCTGATCCTAACTTTGATATCACAATGGGATACATTGTAGGCAGCATATTTCATGACATGAATAATCAGGACAAATACAAATGTACTGATAACACAGATGGTGCTGCGGTATGGGTTCCATTCTATGAGGATGCACAGCCACAAACCAATACCGGTATTTTTGCACAGACAGCCAACAGTCCAACATTGACTGCATCCACATCTGAGGCTACATTGATTGATGGAGGAGAGGGCACTCTATCTGTTCCTGCCAATGGCTTTGCTGTGGGTGATTCATTTCAGGTTAGCATGGGAGGATTAATATCTGCCAAGAACAATGATACTATTACCATCCGATTGAAAACAGGCAGCGTGGTGTTAGCCACAAGTGGAGCATTAACTATGCCCGGTATTGTTGATCAAGTCTTTTATCTCAATGCACATTTCACGGTGCGATCAATTGGAGCTGCTGGTGTGGCATCAATTGTAGCTGTGGCACAATTCCATGTACTTAAAGCAGCCTCAGGAACACAGGAGGGCTTTGCTTGGAACACGGTGAACAGCACTACATTTGACACAACCATCTCCAATACATTGGATATCACAGCTCAATTTAGCACCAACAGTGCATTGAATAGCATATACAGTGATATCTTTGTACTTAATAAAATATTCTAATGTACAACGTATTTGATGCGCTTTGGTCAGCCATAACAGGCAAACAGGATAGCCTGGTATCAGGCACCAATATTAAAACAATCAATGGTGTTTCTGTTTTAGGTTCGGGTGACTTGCCTATCTCGGGAGGTGGTGGTGTATCGGATGGAGATAAGGGTGATATCACAGTAAGCGGTTCTGGCACTATATGGACCATTGACAATCTAGCTGTTAATGATGCCAAGATAAATGATGTGGCAGCTACCAAAGTAAGTGAGGATAGCACACACCGCTTTGCAACAGATGCAGAAAAAACCACATGGAACGGTAAGGCGGATTTGGTTGGCGGTAAGGTGCCAAGCTCACAGATACCATCAATAGCAATCACAGAATTTTTGGGCACGGTAGCCAATCAGGCTGCTATGCTTGCCTTAACAGGTGAGCAGGGAGATTGGTGCATCCGTTCTGATGAGCAAAGTGGGTATGTGTTGATAGGTAACACACCTACATCATTGGCTGATTGGCAGAAAATAGTCACACCAGCAAGCCCTGTAAGTAGCGTGAATGGTCAAGTTGGTACTGTAGTGCTAGGCAAGTCTGATGTAGGATTGAGCAATGTTGATAATACAAGCGATGCCAACAAGCCTGTGAGTACATTGCAAGCAGCAGCAATAGCTTTAAAACAGGATACGTTAATTAGTGGTACCAACATTAAAACGATTGGAGGTATTTCAATTTTAGGCCCGGGAAACCTGCCAATTCCTGACCCAGCTGGATGGACTACGATTGTAAAGAGTGCGAATCAAGATACTCTTTCGGGTACTTTCTCCGATGTAATTGATTTTTCCTTTTCAGTAGTGTCGGGCGGTATTTACATGATACAAATAGAATCCGTTTATGGATGCGCTTCTAGTGGTACGGAAATAGCTTATGGTTTCAATGTAACTTCGGGCAATTTTACGGGAAAAATTCAAACGCAAAGAATACAAAGCACTCAAACTACATTAACATTAATAGAACCACAAGCGGTTTCTACATCCGCTCTTTTATCTACGATGGGTAGAAATAACGACATATCCATTCCGCATCCTTTTACTATAACTGCATCAATAACGTGTTCAGCAAATGCAACTTTCAAAATACAACATAGAGCGGGCGTAAATAACAACTTTGTAAGAACGTTTAAAGGCTCAATACTGAAGTACAAAAGAATAGACTAGTTTGACAAATTAGAACACCAAGGCATAAATACGTAGAAACACGTACATGGCTCAAGAGCAAATTTTCAGACTTAACTTCAGGACTTTTATCAAGTCACCATTCACTTACCTTTTTTTCGTGCTGTTGGTGGGATTGATTTATCTAGGCAGGGTATTGATTACCTCAAAGGATAGTGAAATCACCAGCCTAAAAAAGCAAGTCAATGAATGTGATGCTGAGCGTGTGAGAGATAAACAGCTATTGCAAGAGATAGTATTTCAAGAACAACTTAAAACGCGCTTAGGTGGAAAATAAAGCCCTAATTATCACATCAATTGTTGGGGCCATAGCTCTGATATTTGCACCGGTTCCAAAACATGACCATGTAAAGGCACCAAAGGATGAAATAACCATCCAAGCAGAGCACTATCTTGATGAACTTAAGGAGTCAAATCAGCAAGCTGTTGACAGCATCAATCAGAAAGTGGACAGCCTTGAGCATGTTCAGCCAAAATATCGCTATATTTACAGGGTAATTAAAGCGGATACCAATGGTACAAGCATACACTGATAAGGAGCTGCTGGATAAGGTGGCCACATTGAAGTCATTCAATGGCTTGCCTGAGGGAAGGTGGATCCTTGGGGTGCGGTCCAATGAGGACATGCCAAACAAGTTTGATGATAAATTCTATGTGTTTGATAAGGATAAGTTTGTCATGGTGATATCAGGCACTACCAATCCGGGGGTGACTATCCTCAAAAAGTTTGAATCATTCAACAAGCAAGGTGCTGCCATCCTGAAAGCTGATCAATGGTACTATGATATTTGGCACTATGGATTGCACAGGGGAAAGATTGCAGGGCTTTTACAGCGCGGTGGCAAGGTGATTGTGCACAGGGATGGAGATAAAGACAATAAGTCAGAGGAGCTTGGACCTGAGCAGCCCGGTTGGTATGGTATCAACTTCCATTTGAACAGCCACGATATAAATACAAAGACAATCAAGGAGGATATTGGTGCATGGAGCGCAGGATGCCAGGTGCCAAACAATCCGGAGAAATATAAGCAGCTAATGGGATGGTTTAAAGACAATCAGAAAGTAGTTAGCTATTGTTTACTTAATGAATTTCCAGCATGAGCAAGCCAAAAAAAGACCTCAATTTACATATTGATGGCAAGAAAGTAGATGTAAATGTGACACGTAAAGATGGAAAGGTAACCATTGAATTAGATTCTGAAAAATTGGATGTATTGCTTGAGCGTTCAGAGAGAGGTCTGAATGTAACAGTAAATGATGCATCCGGTATATTGGGCAAGGTGCTGGCATTGTTCAGCAGGTTGCGCAGAAAACGCTAATTTCCTCAATTAGTATTTTCATTCACTCGGGAAAGCCAGCCTTTGGGCTGGTTTTTTTATTCCCTTAAATGTTAAATTGTTGAAAAAATAGGTATAAAGTTTTGCACGTATGCAAAAAATAACTATTATTGCGTATGTCAAATTTAAAACTGAGTGAAATGAATGACTTTACAAAACTATTATTGAAAGCCCTGGGGATGGGTTTGTTAATGTCCATTGCCATTGGCTTAATTGAAACATTGCTATGAGCACGGTGGACTTAATCACAAGGCTGCAATCATCTGCAGCTGATATGTGGGAGCTGGTAATGAGGCACCACGATGAACTGAAAAGCCTGCAGGGTTATTATGAACGTGCTGTGACCGTGGAAGAGCGCAACAGAATTGAGCGTGAAATGAATGGAGCTGAGTCAAATGTCAAGGTAACCATGCGCAGCTATGGGTTGATCATGAAAAATATTGAGGAGTTATGTACGAAATAGAGGTAACTTGTGAAGATTGCAAGGGTAAAGGTTGGATTGAGGTCATTGGTGCCTGCAGCCGTCCGGCATCCACATGTTGTGGTGGGTGTGTTGAAGATGTTGAATGTGAAAATTGTAACGGAAATGGGTACTATTGGGAAGAACAAGAGGAGCCGGCAGAGATCTGCTGATCCAAAACATTCAGCCATTCCATTGGTGATGAGAGTCAAGTGGTGGCGTGATCAGAGTGTGACTGATGATAAAGGTGGTTCATTCAACCTGGATCATTACATGCGGATTTGTAGGATTAAAATTGAGCAATATGGCAGATAAGGTTGAGCACCTCAAGGATATCAATGATTGGATTAAGGAGGTGGCATTTGAGCACAGGGATCATCTGCATGTGGAGAGGGTGATCATTGACCAGCTTAGGGATAAGCTCGCCACGTGCATGGAAATTATTGACGAACTTTTAAACGAAAAGGAATGAGAAATTATTTGGTAGTTTGGGCAGCATTGGCTGCGGTGTGTGTTCTACTTTGGTGGGCACTATTGGTATGGATTGGATGGATTGCATTGCTGATTATTCCAGCGGTGGGAGTTATTGTTCATTATTTAACTAGAGAGGAATGAAACAGTACAGAGTGACCTACAAATTCAAAGGACCATCTGAGTGGCAGCTTGGCTACATGGTTATGTTTGGATACGACAGCAGCCATATCAGGGATAAATTCCCCATGTGGCCCGGTTTAATTTTAAAGATTGAGGAGATATGATACACAAGATGAATGAAGTGGTAAAGCTGATTGAAAGATATGGGCTGAAAACACCAAAGAGAACGAGGGAGTTAGTGTACCAGCGGTACTATATTTACAAGGAGCTGCGTAAATGGATGACCTTGGAACAGGTTGGCAAGCTCTTTGGCAAGGATCACAGCACAGTGATTCATGGAATCAAGATGGCACGGATGTTTGAGCACATGAAAGATGCCATATATTTTGAATACATCAAGCATATCAGAGCGGATTACATCTCCATGATGGATGAACAAACACAATTCAGCATGCGCAAGATTGACTATGTTCATGGCACCGCAATAATGTATTTATACCTGCCCATGGATAAGGAGGTATATGAAGACATTGAGCGCATGGATTTTGACCAATTCAAGGAGGTTTTGGAGTGTGTAAATGGTGTGTAATTACACACTACACACTGCCTAATTCAAGAAAAAAAAATCTAAGTAATTTTAAAAAAAGTGTTTTTTGGCGTTACACACTGTGTAATTACACACTTTTGCTCTGTAAGGTCAGTAAACACTGATACCTTAGTGTGTAAAATGAGTGTGTAACGGTGTGTAAAAAGTGTGTAATTTTACACACTATTTTGAGTAAATTTGCAAGTTATCAACAAATGTTAATAAAAACGAGATGAAAAAAGCGTACCTGAGGAAGTTAGCAAGTGAGGGTTTTTCCATCATTCCGGTGGAGGATGATAAGAGGCCCAAAGGACCATGGAAAAAATACCAAAAAGAACACCGCACACCGGATGAGGTGGAGGCATTGGATGCACCGCTGTATGGATTGATATGTGGATACAATGATGTGGAATGCATTGATGTCGATCTCAAGGTCATTGTGGGATTAAAGGAGCAAAAGGAATGGTGGAGTGAATACCTGCAATTTCTTAATGACAATATTGAGGATTTTGAATCCAAGGTGACCATTGTTAAAACAAAGAACGCTGGCTTTCATATCCTGTATCGGTGTTATGAGGTGGAAGGAAACACAAAGATAGCCACATTGAAGGGTCAGACTGAGGCCATCATTGAAACCAGGGGCATTGGTGGCATGGTGGTGCTGTATGATAATTACCTAAGCAGTCGCAGATATCATGACATGCAGTTTATAACGCCTGAGGAGCGCACGATTATTTGGGAGATAAGCCGAACGTATCACTATACAGGAGATATGCCCACAGAAGAGCCGAAAAGTGGCTCATTTGAGGTGCAAGGTGTGAGCCCATGGCAGGAATTCAATCAGCAATATAGTGCATTGGACTTGATTCAGGATGATTTTGAGATCACCAGGCGCACCAATAGTGCATATATCATCCGGAGATTTGGTGCCAAGAGTCCACATTCAGGTTATGTGTACCAGGATAGCGGATGCATGTACCTGTTTAGCACCGGCACAAGATATCCAGCGGAGCAATTGCTGTCACCATTTGCGATATATGCCCACAAGAATCACAACGGTGACATGACAGCTGCAGCACGTGACCTGTATGATCAAGGATTTGGAAGCAGAGCCATGCCAAAGGTGGATGTACCAAAGATGCAGATGCCTAAGGAGCCAAAGATTACAAGGCAAACATTTCCCGTGGACATATTTCCGGAGAAAGTCAAGAGCTATATTTTGATGAGTGCTGAAACATTAGGCCTATCCATTGATTACATGGGTGCATCATTCATGTGGGTGCTGTCGGTTATTGTTGGCAACAGCTTAAGGATGCAGGTCAAACAGGGATGGCATGAGGTGGCAAGCATATGGATTGCGGTGGTTGGTAAGCCAGGGATTGGTAAAACCCCATCAATCAATCAAATCATTTTTCCCCTCAGAGAGATGAACATCCGGGAACAGAAAGAATATGCTAGGCAATTTGCCAAGTGGAAGGAATACGAGGCCATGGATAAAAAGCAAAAGGAATATGCTGAGCACATTGATAAGCCTGTGAGCAAGCAATTCCTTGTTGGTGATATCACACTTGAGGCATTGGTTGACCTACATGAACAGAATCCAAACAGCGTTGGTATATTCAAGGATGAGCTTGCTGGCTGGTTTAAAGACATGAACAAATACCGGCAAGGGTCTGACCTTGAGTTTTGGCTTTCATCATGGTCAGGTACATCCATCTCCTTAAACCGGAAGACATCCAAGAGTGCATTTGTGGATAAGCCAATGATCCCTGTATTGGGTGGCATCCAGCCAAGTGTGTTTGATGAATTTACAACGGGAGAAAATAAGGAGAACGGATTTGTTGACAGGATTCTTATCAGCTATCCTGAGCTCAAGGTCAATCACTATAATGCCAACAGCATGGATCCTGTGATGAGTGAGGTATGGATTGGCATCTTGCATCAAATTAGGTACCGTATCAATTCAATCTACTTTAAGATGAATGAGCACGGTGATATCCTTACCACAGATGTGGTATTTAGTGAGGAGGCCAACAAGGAATGGATCCGCATACATGACAAGCTCACTGATATGCAGAACAGTGATGATGAGAATGAGTACATGAAGAGCATGCTGCCAAAACAAAAGAGCTATATTCCCCGATTTGCGCTGCTGATCAACACACTTTGGTCCATTCTTGAGAAGGGTGGCACCATTGAACAGGTGAGCAAGGATAATATCCTACGTGCGGAGAGGCTATCCGAGTATTTCATCAACATGAGCAAGCTAGTTAAGCAGGATGTCAAGGAGAAAAATGAACTGATGCAAGCAGGGAGGGCTGCCGGTTCCGATAAGTACACCATGCTTAAGGGAATGTACAAGGCGAATAAGGAATTTAATAAGACAACAGCCAGCGAAGTGCTGGGTGTATCAAGGAAAACAGTGTATAACATGTTAAAACAAATACAAGATGAAGAAAGAAACAAGAGCAAGGCTCAAGGAGCTGGAGTTAAAAGAGCTGCAAAGTAAATTCCCAAGCGTGCCATTGCATTGCCTGGCACATTCAGCGTTCAAAGAGACCTCAGCAAATGAGCTCACAAAGACAATCATCCGCTTTATTCAGCTTAATGGATACCAGGCTGAGCGTATCAACACCATGGGGCGGTTTGTTGGACCAAAGAAATACACAGATTTTGATGGTAGGGAGCGCACAATTGGCAAGGGGAAGTACATTCCAACCACAGGCACCAAAGGATCTGCTGATATCTCAGCTACAATTGCCGGGAGATCAATAAAGATTGAGGTCAAATATGGCAAGGATAGGCAGTCAGATGCACAGAAACAATACCAGGAGAGCATTGAACAGGCAGGAGGTACCTACATAATTGCCCGAGATGTGGATGGATTCATTGAATGGTATGATAAATTCATTGCAGATATGAAATAAATTATTACATTTGTATAAATTAAAACCCGAGAGAATGAAAAAAGAACAAGTACAGGCATCGCTGTACCGGAAGGTATGGGATGCAAAGAGGGAAATTGGCAAGGTGTACAAGAATGCACAGTCACATCACTCACGTTATGCTGATTTGAATGCTATCCTGGACACGGTGGAGCCGGTTCTGTTTAGCTTTGGCTTGATCATCATGCAGCCAATCAATGACAACAAGGTTACAACACAGCTGATTGATATTGACAGCGGTGATATGGTGGAGTCAAGCATTGAACTTCCAGCCATTACAAATCCACAGCAAATGGGGAGTGCCATATCTTACTTCCGCAGGTACACCTTGAGCAGTTTGCTATCTATCTCCACAACGGATGATGATGATGCTGTAAGCGCAAGCAAGTCATTGCCATCCAAGCCAAAGGCCACGGATGAGCTTGTTAATAAATTTGCCCAATCCCTAGCAGATGGCACAGCGAAGTGGACCATTGAAAAGTTTAAAGTGAACTATGAGTTGAATGAGGCACAAATACAATTAATTGAGGCAGTATGAATGATATCATCGTCAGAGCTCATCAGGTCGGTGACCTAATGACCTCACCAAAAAGCAAGTCTGAGGTGTTATCTGAGACAGCCAAGGCAATGCTGAGGCTCAATGCTAAACAGGAGATGTTTGGATTCAAGAATCAAATCGTATCTAAGTACATTGATAAGGGAATCACACAGGAACATGACAGCATTGAGCTGCTGAACAAGGTCCGGATTGATAACTACACTAAGCACACAGGTAGAGAATCAAGGATGTTCCTGTCAGGTGAATGCGATATCCTTACTGAGGATACGGTGATTGATATCAAGACCTCATGGTCATGGGCCACATGGCCAGCAACACCAAAGGAAGGGTACAACAAAGCATATGAGTGGCAGCTACAGGCATACATGTTCCTGTATGACAGGCCAAAGGCTGAGTTGATATACTGCATGGTGGAAACAGATCCGGACCTTTGCAAATATGAATATCCTGAATTGCACCAGGTGAATCACATTGAGCCATACAGACGTATCACTGTGCTTAAGTATGAACGTGATTGGGATGCACAGGAGCAATTGATACACAGGTTGGAAGCTGCTTGGAATTATTACAACGAGTACAAGCAGGATGTATTGATGTCAAAGGTAAACCAATGAAGTACAGTCAGAGCACCATTGAGTTAATCAGGTCCATGTATTGCGATCACACAGCTAAGGAGATAGCCGAATCAATTGGTATATCCATTACAACGGTGTACAATTTGGTGTATAAGCATGGAATCAAAAAGCCTAAGGAGTGGATTGTAAATCCGAAATCAGGAGGTTTTAAAAAAGGTGAACGCAATAGTCCAGGCACGGAATTTAAGAAAGGGCAAACACCACACAACAAGGGCAAAAAAGTACAGCCACATGTGTACAAATCCTTGGCAAGGACTTTCTTTCCACCTGGACATGTACCATTCAATCACAAACCCATGTACAGCATCAGCATTCGTGCAGATTCCGGAGGGATCCCTTACAAGTTTATCAAGATAAGGCCACAGTATTGGGAGTTATTACACAGATATTTGTGGATGGAGGCACATGGACCAATACCAAAGAACATGGTGGTGATATTCAAGGATGGCAACAGCCTGAATTGCCAGCTGTCAAACCTTGATATGATTACTAGGCAAGAGAACATGCTAAGGAATTCATCCAACAATGTACCTGAACACCTTAAGGAGGTGGTCAAATTAAATAATAAGTTAACTAAAAAAATTAAAGAACATGGCAAAAAACAAACTAAGTGATCTAAGGGATCACCTATTCAGCGCATTGGAGCGCATTGATGATGACCAATTGAATCCGGAGGAGCTGGATAATGAAATCAAAAAAGCAAATGCGGTGGCTAATTTGTCCAGCATGATCATCCAATCAGCAAAGATTGAGGTGGATTTCATTAAGGTCACCGGTAGATTGGACTCAAAGACCGAATTATTCAAGAGCGTTGATACACCTAAACAATTAGACTGATGATAAAGACACTATTTTTAGCCATTCTGAGCACGTTTCTATACACGAGCAAGGGTAAGGCTACCTATTACGGAGAACATTGGACAGGGAGGCTTACTGCAAGCGGTGAGAGATTCCATGCTGATTCATTAACCTGCGCACATAAGACTCTGCCGTTTGGCACATTGCTTTGTGTACATGATAACAAGTCTGACAAGGAGATTGTGGTCAAGGTCAATGACCGGTTGCCTAAGTCCAGCGGTGTATTGATAGACTTGACCTATGGAGCAGCCAAGCAGATGAACATGATACGCAAGGGAGTGCTGCAGGTGACCATCACAGAGGTGGGTAAAGGTAAAATCTATAAATCAAAATAAACAATGGAGAACAAAGACAACAGCGGAGCTCTATTCCGCAATGAGAACAAGGTACAGGGTAGCAATCAACCTGACTACACCGGCAACATCACCATCAATGGTGAGCGCAAACGATTGGCTGCATGGATAAAGGAGTCCAAGGCAGGGAACAAGTTTATGAGCGTTCAAATATCTGATTTCAACAATGAGCAAGGTAATCAAGCACCACCTAAGCAAGCCCAGGCAGATGATGATCTCCCTTTCTAAGGGGTATGAGCTCACAGATTATGTGAGGGATCAGCTGATACAGATGCTCACACCACGTTACAAGCTCGGATTTATGGCCTTGGATATGGATGTGACCTATCACCAGCTATGGAGATTCATGCGAGGTGAGAAAATGTCCGAGGTGTTTATCAACAAGGCGTTCAGATTTTTACTAAATTCACACGGTGAAATTTTGGAGGATTGAGGCATACAGGTTGGCTAAGTCAATCACCAGGGGTAATCCCCTGTATGAGGATTTAGTGAGCCATGTTTACATTCTGATGGATAAGTACAACGTCAGAGAGGAGGATCTTCCAAGGACCTTTGTACGGTTCGCACACAACCAATGGAATTGGTACCAATCAGACTTCAACAAGCAATTCAGAGGCTCTGCCAATACGGTGGAGCTTTCTGAGTTACTGCCATCTG